TTTTACTGGTGTAGCTTATGCAGCATCAAAAGATAAAACTACTGTTGAACATACAGCAAAGAAGAAGCACAAGCATCATAAACATGTAAAACGAGCAGTTCTTGTTGAAGACAAGTTTAATGCTTTTCTAAAAGATTGTGGATTGTTTGGGTGTATGACAAGTACACGTACTGCTTTCAACACACCTTTCAATACACAAGAAATATCTACCTCTGAATATTTTCTACAGGAATATGATCGTCAGCATCGTAAACCGCAACAGGTAGCAAAGAAAGAAGAAAAGCATTGTGGATTTTTCGAAAGATGTAACAGTGGGTTAGCTGTTTATGAAGAAGCCAAACGTTGGGAAGGCAAAACTGCGATGGCTAATCGTCAGGAAATTAAAGCTCTTCTAGCAGAAGGTAATAACAATAAACCTGTCGATCCAAATAGAATTCCTTGGTGTGCTGCATTTGCTAATGCTATCTTGAACAGAGAAGGATATTCTACTACAGGTAGTTTGGCAGCTCGCAGTTTTCTTGCTTTGAATCATAAAACAAAAAATCCTGAAGTTGGTGATATTGTTGTTCTTAGACGTGGACATGGTAATGCATCAGGACATGTTGGCTTTTTCGAAGGATATGAAAATTATGAAGGCGTAACCTATGTCAAGGTGCTAGGTGGCAATACATCAAAATCTATAGCTACAGGATGGTTCCCTGTTAATGCTGTTCTTGGATATCGTAAAATAGGTTGATGTGATGTGGAGATTGTGGGCTAAGGCGCTTGGCGATAAACATGGTGAAACTGATCGAGAAGCGGATGTAATTGCCTTGATTAGAACCGCTATAGTATCTTGTTACGTCATCACAAATATTGTGATTATAGCAGGTGTGGTGCGACATTGGTATTGACTATTTGACAAATACCATATATAATGATGATAGAATGGAGATTGAAATGTACAGTGAACTCGAACTGCTTGTTATGAAGGATATGATAGAACTTGATTTCGATCCTCTCAACGAAGCAGATGTAAAACTTTATTGGGAGACAATGCTAGGATGAAAGTTACACTATATACAAAACAAGAATGTTTTTATTGCAGTCAAGCGAAAGTTCTTTTGGCTTCGAAGAATATTCAGTTTCAAGAAATGAAACTTGATGAAGATTTCTCAAGAGAAAATCTTTTGGAAATGTTTCCTTCTGCTAAATCGTTTCCTGTCATTGTTGTAGATGGTTTCAACATTGGTGGGTTTACACAGCTTAAAACCATGCTTGCCGAACAAACAACTTCCACAGCTAAATTGCTTAATGAGTGAGGATTAGAATATGTATGAACGTGATGTACTCTTGAAGGATCTTCAAGAGCAGGTTATTAAAGTAACCTTCACTAAGGTTAATGGTGAGAAGCGTACGATGCGTTGTACTTTGATGGGTAGGCATCTTCCTGCAAACACTGATAAGAATCATCTTATTTCTGAACATAAGAAGCCTGAAAATCTTAACACTATTGTTGTGTGGGATATGGATCAAGGCGGCTGGCGTTCGTTCCGTATGGATTCAATTGAATATGTTGAGGCAGCTCCGGCTGATTTCTAGAAATGACTAAATTGGTTTTGGTAGAAACTCTTTCACAGTTTCGGCATCGTTATGTTGTTGAACTTCCTGACGATGCCGATAATATCTGGGCAGTAGAAGACGTTGTTCTTGTTCCCGGAACTGTTGAAGAGATGAGTCAATGTCATCTTGGTGAGATGGATATTTCTCACCGAGAAATTAATAAAGAAGAATATCTGCGCCTCTTTCACGAAGATAATGATTATCTCAAAGATTGGCCAGAGGAAAAGAAGTTTCAATTTATCCACAAATCTAAATCTTTGAAGGGGGAATAATATGGCATATTGGGGGTATCATCTTATTTTGGATTGTTCAGGTTGCTCTCATGAAGACATTACTGATCCAAATGTTATTGCAGATTTTGCCAAGCGATTGGTAGAAGGAATTGATATGGTCGCTTATGGTGAACCTCAGGTTGTTAATTTTGGGAGCGGAAACAAAGCTGGTTATACTCTTGTTCAGCTTATTGAAACTTCAAACATCTGCGCTCATTTTGTTGAAGAAAATGATACTATGTATCTTGATGTTTTCTCTTGCAAGCCATTCGATCCTCAGAAGGCAATTGATATTGCTGCATCTGCATTTAAGTTCCAGAAGTTCAACACTGCATATCTTGAGCGTCAGGCTCCTTCTCTTGAAGAAGAAACTGCTGTACAGTAATAAGGAAATTTGTTATGGTTGATTATGTTGTTAATTATGTCGGTACTCGTGTTCCTGATGTGACGTTCAAGACTCGTGTTCGTGATGAGTCTATTGAAGGACCAAATCCTTATCGTTGGCAGGATATGACAACTGCCGACTATTTTGCTGGTAAGAGAGTAATTCTTTTCTCGCTTCCTGGTGCATTTACTCCTACTTGTTCTACATTCCAGCTTCCTGGCTTCGAACAGATGTATAATGAGTTTCAGGAAGTTCATGGCATTGATGAAATTTATTGTATGTCAGTGAACGATGCTTTTGTTATGAACGCATGGGCGAAGCATCAGGAAATTAAAAACATCAAGGTTATTCCTGACGGTAATGGCGAGTTTACATCCAAGTTTGGTATGCTTGTTCGTAAACACAATCTTGGTTTTGGTTCCCGTTCGTGGCGATATGCTATGATCGTCGATGATGGTATTATCGAAGCCATGTTTGAAGAAGCAGGTTATCAGGATAATGCAGAGCAAGATCCATATGGTCTTTCATCTCCTGAGAACGTAATGAATTATCTTAATGCCAAGGCAACTGAGACAGAGCGTAGTTGATGCGTATTCTTGTAACAGGTGGTCTAGGTTTCATTGGTAGTTTTCTTGTGGAAAGATTGATGCAGGATCATTCAGTTGATGTTGTTGACGATCTTTCCACAGGCGACGCTAGATGGAAGGTAGATAATGAAAACGTTAGGTATCACATCACAGATGTTGTTACCTATTGTAAAGAATCGACAAAAACATATGATGTAATTTATCATCTGGCTAACAATGCTAGAATTTCTATGTCGTTCGATTATCCAGAAGAAACATTGCTCAATAACTACCAGAGTACCATTGCCATTCTCGAATATATGAGAGAAACTAATCCCTCTGGTAAGCTATATTATGCGTCATCTTCGACAACAGAATTTACAGACAAGTTTAATAATCCATACACTTTTTCTAAAAAGGTGTGTGACGATATTTTATATCTGTATAACATGCATTTTGGCATTGACTTTTCTATCGTAAAGTTTTATAATGTCTATGGTTCGATGAGAGAGAAGGATTTGGGTGAATACACCACAGTCATTCGTAAATTCAAACAGAAGGTTGAAGAAGGACTTGCACTACCCGTGTATGGTCCAGATCGTCGTCGCGATTTCACTCATATTGACGATACAATTGATGCTCTTGAAATTATTCTCAAAAAGAATGATATGAACAGAGTATTCCATATTGGTACAGGTCAAAATTATTCAATCCAGGAAATTGCTGATGCCTTTAACCATCCTATCGAGTATCAACTTGATAAGAGACCATACGAACTTCATACAACTCTAAGTATGCCAAATGTTCCAGATTGGAACTCAACCAAAAACGTAATTGATCATATTAAACAGTGGAAAAAAGAATATGCCTCTAGCAATAGATAATCTTAGCGCCAAGGCGATGGGCGGTAGTGAATTGATGAAGTACAAGCTGATCGAGCGGCTCCCAAAAGAGTTGACCGATCAGTTTCAAATTTTCGTATCTCGTATTCAGGAACCTCTTAATCCTGATCTTATTAAAATTTATTGGCATCAGGATCTACCAGAAGATCCTAATGCTATCGAACCATTGAAGAATAATGGTTGGAAAAATTTTGATATGCTTGTATTCAATTCCTCTTGGCAGCAAACTGTTTTTCAACGTGCTTTTAATATTCCTTATTGGAAGTGTATTACTCTTTGTAATGCTATTGAGCCTTTTGAACTTGTTGAAAAACCAAATCCGGATGATGCTGTAAATCTTATCTATCACACTACACCTCATCGTGGCCTTGAGCTTCTTATTCCTGTGTTTGAACGTTTAGCTGATGAAGATAAGAATATCAAGCTTGATGTCTATTCAAGTTTTAATATGTATGGTTGGGGAGATCGTGACGCTCAGTATAAAGAATTGTTCGATCGTTGTATCGACCATTCACAAATTAATTATCATGGTTATCAAAAAAATGATGTTGTTCGACAAGCTTTGAAAAAAGCTCATATTTATGCATATCCTTCTATTTGGACAGAATCTTCTTGTATAAGTTTGATGGAAGCTATGTCCGCCCGTACTGTATGTGTTCATAGCAATCTTGGTGCTCTCTGGGATACAAGTGGCGGTCTTACACGTATGTATCAATTTGACGAAGATATTAATATTCATGCAAACCGTTTTGCTCTAGTTTTGCAAGATGCTATTGATGCAGTTCGTTCTAAAAATATTGAAACTGAATTGAGGTTTATTAAATCTTATGCAGATATTCGTTTCAATTGGGATCGTCGTCAGGGTGAATGGATGAATTTGATGCAATCACTAATTTCTAAGAAAACCGCTGGTACTCTTAAGAACCGTGACGAAGGAAGATTTATTTACAGAACGTGAGATATATAAATAAAACAGAGTCAGTTTAACAAAGGTAACTCGATGGATAACGT